AAAAAACCGCCATCAGGCGGCTTGGTGTTCTTTCAGTTCTTCAATTCGAATATTGGTTACGTCTGCATGGGCTATCTGCGCCCATATCATCCAGTGGTCATAGCAGTCATTGATGTTCTCTGCTTCGATAACTCTGTTGAATTGTTCTCCATTCCATTCACCTGTGACTCGAAAGTGCATTTATCATCTCCATAAAACAAAACTCGCCGTAGCGAGTTCAGCAAACAACCGCCGAGAACCCTCGCCCAATGCGGGCGGGGAGGAAAGGCGGAAAAGCCCGAAGGGCTTTAAAAAAATCATTCCGGCGTTGACTGGCTTTGAACGTAAGTTCTGAGCGTTTCTATCGTCGCACCTCCGGCACTACATGCAAAGTAGGATCTTGACCAAAGCAAGCCTGTTTTGCTCTGTGTTCGTAAATGTGTGTTTTGCTGGCACAGCAAACGTGACGATACTGATTTCAAATTATTCACCATGACGCTGACTGCCAGTTTGGGCGGATAAGCAACCAACAGATGCACATGATCTGTCTCACCGTCCATTTCAAGAATTTCGCATTCAAGTTTTGCTGCGGCGGAACAAAAAGCTTCCCGTAGTTGCTCTATCATGCATCCGTCAAAAAGTTTTCTGCGATACTTTGTCGTGAAAATTAAATGTACTACGAGCTTGCTCACACTGTGACGCTTCCGAAGGAAGCCTTCAAGAGATTCATGTTGTTCGCTCAATTGAAAAATCACCTCAATTTGTTAAAATAATTGAATAATATCAATGAGCGCTGAGTATGTTAAGAGCGACAAAAGTACGCATATATCCCACTACCGAACAGGCTGAGTATCTCAATGCCCAGTTCGGTGCGGTACGTTTTGCATACAACAAAGCTCTTAACATCAAAAAACACGCTTACCAGCGACACGGAGTGAATTTACGTCCGCGTAAAGATTTAAAACCGTTGTTGTCTGTGGCGAAGAAGTCCCGCAGGTATGCCTGGCTTAAAGAATTTGATTCAATGGCATTGCAACAGGCGGTGATTAATCTTGATGTGGCGTTTTCCAACTTTTTTAATCCGAAGCTGAAAGCACGATTCCCGACGTTTAAACGTAAACATGGGAAGCAATCGAGCTACCATTGTGTCGGGATTAAAGTACTGGAGAATGCCATCAAAATTCCTAAGCTGGCACCGATAGAAACGCGTATACACCGTGTAATGGCGGGAAAAGTGAGGAGCATAACAATCACTCGCAGTGCCACCGGGAAATACTACGCATCTATCCTTTGTGAAGACGGTATTCCCACACCAGAGAAACCAGCGTATCTGGAGGAAGAAAAGATTACTGGTGTGGATATGGGGCTTGAGCACTATGTCATCATGTCTGATGGGGGAAAAGCTCCGAATCCTCGTCATCTCATCAATGCCAGCCGTAATCTGCGACGCAAACAAAAAGCGCTATCCCGCAAACAAAAGGGAAGCGCGAACCGTAAAAAGGCCAGAATCCGACTGGCTGCGTTACACGAACGGGTTGCCAATGCCCGTGCTGATTTTCAACACAAACTTTCTCGTGCAATTGTTGACGAAAACCAAGCGGTAATTGTCGAGACGCTGAAAACAGCCAACATGATGAAAAACCACAATCTGGCAAGAGCGATAGGTGATGCGGGCTGGCACAGCTTCATCGTAAAGCTGGAGTACAAGGCAGCAGAAAAAGGCGTTCACCTGGTAAAACTCGACCAGTGGTTTGCCAGTTCGAAAACCTGCCATTGTTGTGGTTACAAGATGCCGGAAATGCCACTTCATAAACGCATCTGGCGATGCCCTGAATGCGGTATTGAACATGACCGGGATATCAATGCAGCACTCAATATCCGGCAAAAAGGAATACTGGAGCTAAAGGCGGCGGGACACGTCGTCTCTGCCCATGGAGGCCAGCGTAAATCCGTCATACAGACGGTTGCGGCCTGAGAAGTGGGAAGCCTCGCCCGACAGGGCGGGGAGCAGTCACATATTTGTTTTGATTCACTGACGGAGAAGAATTTCTCTTAAGAAATTCCTCTCTCGATGGCATTGGCTTTACGCGTTGGCGAATAATCATTTCTGCCGGAAGAATGCCGGGATTGTATGCAAGTCCTCTCATGGTAAATTCCTCAGTCATTACTGATAGCGCCATAGCGTGAGCGGTAATTACGCAGGCGCGGGTCGATATATTCAGGGAAGTGGGTATATGTGGCTTTGCGGAATGGTCGGATTGATGTCTGGTAAATTCGCTCGCGCTCTTCTTTCTCTGCAAGCCATATACAATAGCGAAATTCCTTTTCCTCTTTCGTTTCCTGCGGTAGAGACATTATCCGATCGTAGTTTTTTCTGAATTTATCCAGCACCTCCGATACGGAATTGCCGGAACAGCGGCGTGCGTCGTCCGCACCATACAGAGGCGCTGGCATGTTTTTCTCCTGATTAAATTGCGTGAATAGCGTGACGAGGGAAGGGGAGAGTTACTGGTGCAAAGGGTATGTCGTCGTCAAAATCCATCGGAGGTTCGTTGTGTTGTGCTGGTGATGATTGCTGCTGTGGCTTCTGTGATTGCCTGCTGGCTGCTTGTTGTTTGCTGTCGCCAATGCCGCCAAGCATTTGCATCACGCCATTAATTCCGACATGAACCTCGGTTGTGTAACGGTCTTGCCCTGACTGGTCTTTCCACTTTCTGGTTCTCAGCATTCCCTCGAAATAAATCTGATCACCTTTTTTTACATACTGCCCCACGACCTCAGCCAGTTTCCCGGATACAGCAACACGATGCCATTCAGTCAATTCCTTTTGCTCGCCAGTATTTTTATCTCGCCATTGTTCTGACGTGGCTATTGTCAGGTTAGCGAACGCTGTTCCTGATGGTGAGTATCGAACTTCCGGGTCTTGTCCTACCCGACCAAGGATAATCACCTTATTTATCCCGCGAGAACTCATTTGCTCCACCTCTTGCCAGTTTTTATGTTGCTTATAATTGATTGAGATACACCCATGTCTTTTGCTATCTTGTACTGACTCTCTTTTTCAGAGAGTCTTTTCCTAATTTCTATAACCTGCCACTCTGTTAATTTTGCACCATGATGAGCATGACCTTTCTTGGCTCCACGATGCCTTCCTTTTGCTATCTTGTCGTCCATGTTTTCTTGCGCGCTACCTAAAAAGAGATGTTCAGGATTAACGCAGCATGGGTTATCGCATTTGTGGCAAACCATCTTCCCAGATGGAATGGGGGAGTGATAAAGCTCAAAAGCAACCCGATGAGAAAGCATTGTTACGCCAAAGGCTACAAATTTTGTGTATCCTCCTTTGTTTTTTGAATAGGTAGACTCCCAGCAACCTGTTGTTTCATTAACTTTGTAGCTGGACTCGAATCTTTTAATAATTCCGTCCAAGTGAGACATTTATGCCGCCTGTTTTAGTTCGTTAACTCTGATGTTCATTACCTGAACGCATTTAGCCTGTGCCTCCTCGTTGCCAGCCATTAATTGCCAGTCACGCTGATAACGCTCGATGAGTTTTTTCTTGTCAGTTTCTGTTGATGCATAATCGCTGAAGTCTTTCAGGATTTGTTCGCAGTCAACCGATGGAGATTTCTGGTTGGTATTTTCTGGTGATGGTTTTTTATCTGATGCTGGGATTGCCCATCCCGGCAGCGATGGAGGGAGCCAGTAAAATCCTGTTCCATCCTTCAGTTTTGCCCTGTGCCACCCCTGCTTTTTATCGAGAGATGTTTGTGCGAAACCTTCCTCAAGGTTATACAGATACCGACCGATTCCCCACTGAACGGCAGCGCGCTTCATTGCACCGGAACGACCGCCTTTGACGGCTTCTACCTGCGTGTTTTCAGCAGCATCCCATTTGGTTACCCATTCGGAATCAATCTTTATTGATATGCCGCATTCAACGCCTCCGTTGTTGGGAATATCGCGGTATTCATTGCGCCATCCTGCTTTGCCGCAAACATCGTCCAGGCGTTTCATGATTGCCCTGTTCGTGACATAAGCCAGCACCATAGCCCACACCTTGCCATCGCGTGTTTTACCGCTTTGCTGTATTCGCCATTCGATATCTTCAGGGCTGAATGGCTCATCGAATTTGTTCAAATCCATAATTCACCTCAGAATGGACACGGCCCAAGGAAATAACGCTGATTTAATACTTCGAGTCTTTGCCGCATTTAGGCATACGCGCATTCCTTCGCGGTCTCCCTTCTGGCGATACCTTAGCGCTTTCTGCGTGTACATGCGTCTCTGTAACTTGCTCTCCTTCACTGTGGTTGCAAGTGACATGAATATCTCCTTCGTTACCGATTAATTCTTTCATCTGACGAATGAATTCTTCGTCTGACCAGTTATCTGTAAAACTCATTTCCTGCGATACCACGGAAGGTTGATAGCTGATTTCATCGCTTTATTTGCTTCAAGCCACATTTTGGAATCACCAATAAATCTGGCTATTACTGCTTTGTTCTGTGCAGCACGAAGCATCTGGTGATTGATGGCTATTTCATTGCGCATAATAAGACCTCAACTCTTTTCCATCCGTCACGTAATTTACGGGTGATTCGTTCAAGTAAAGATTCATTTAGTTGGAAGGCACCCATGCGAGCGCCTCCCGCGATTGCGTAAATCATGGGTGGTTCCTTATGTTGGTTTTATTAGTAGGTTATTTTTGTTGCGAATACTTCGCCTTTTACGATGGCTGTTATGATATTTTTAGCAACATCTTCTGATGCGCCAACCTTGATAAGGTCAGCAAGTATTTTGTTATTTACTTCTTTCCGGTGAGCTTTATCCTTTGCTCTGCGCTCTTCTTCGTCCTTGATTCTTTTTTCTTCTGCTATTCTGGCTTGCTCTTTTGCTTCAGCCTCGCGCCGGATTCGTTCAGCCTCCTCCTGTGCTTTTCGGCGTTCTGCTTCAATTGCCGCCTGCTTTTCTCTTTCAGCTCGTTCTGCTGCCTCTTTTGCTTCGCGCTGTGCTCGTTGCTCGGCTTCAATGCGTTCACGCTCTGCACGTTCCGCTGCGGCCTTAGCTTCTGCTTCTCGCCTTGCTGCTGCTTCAATTTCGGCTTTTGCCTTTGCTTCGGCTTCTGCTCTGGCTTTCTCTTCAGCTTCTCTTTTTAAGCGTTCTTCATGCTCTCGCTTTTCCTGCTCCGCTTTGAGTCTTGCCTCTTCTCTTTGGCGGTCAAATTCGCGATCCATCAAAATCGCTATTTCATGGTCAGACTCAATTTGCTTTGCGAGAGCTTCAGCTGCTGCCTTAGCTTCTTCTTCGGCTTTAATCCGCGCCTGTTCTTCCTCATAATCAGTAAGAGGCTGGCGCGCCTTGGCTTTCAGTTCATCAAGGCGATCGCGCACTGTCTTGCGGTTAGCATCAATTAGCTTTGGAATTTCCTTCAGTTCAGCAACAAGGTCTTTACCAAGACCATCGAGATATGTTTTCGTCTGCGCAACTTTATACGCCAGAGAAGCGATCTCCTTTCTGCCCTTTGCCGTTGTGATATCAGGCACAAAGGACATAACTTCACGTTCAACCTTTTGAAGGATTTCTTCAATCTGGTCGGCAGACTGAAATACAGTCATTGCATTTGCTTTTTCAATAACAACTAAATCTGTTACTTCACTCATATATCCTCCTTAATTTGTATGCGTCAAATCCGCGCTCAGGCTGCTGAGGTTTCTTCTTTCAGGCTTTCGATATATTTACGTGGGTCGTCGTAACATTGGCATTCGCTGTACCAATCTACCCAGCGATCCGTAAGCCCCATCTCTGATAAATCTTCATCAGTAATGCTCTCATCCCACATCTCAAGGCCGTTAGCATTGCAGTAGTCAGGCTTGATATTGTTGTCATACTGAAAGGCATCATAATCAGCCAGTGCATCCATCAGGCGAACACCCTCTTCAACACTTGCCACTTCTACAATGAACGGCTTCATAGGAACTTGCGGGATATGCCAGACACGTAATTTCATATTTCCTCCGTCAAAAAAATGCCCTCACACTGGAGGGCAAAGAAGATTTCCAATAATCAGAACAAGTCGGCTCCTGTTTAGTTACGAGCGACATTGCTCCGTGTATTCACTCGTTGGAATGAATACACAGTGCTTATTCGTACTAATAAAACACCCA